AAGCCATTGTACTCATCAAGATAAAGCCATCGCATGGGATAAGGTGCCATCTTGCCCGGTTACCGGCTATCGCGCCGGGTCTGCATGGCTTTCCCGGGAATTACCGAACAGCATCGAACGCGAGCTAGCCGCTCTCCTCTCGCCGAAATTGGTGGCAGCATGAGCCAGAAGATCACCTTTTACGTCGAACGCCATCTAGTCGATGGCTTTACCCTATCCGCCTATGTCGGGGACAGCTACGCCGGCTCTCATCGCTTTATTGGCTACACGCTCGCGCAAGCTCGCAAGATAGCCCGGGAAACGATCCGGGAACGCGGCGGCTTAGGCCTTTACGCTAGGAGAGCAGCATGAGCGATCTAGGAAAGTGTGACCGCTGCGGCGGCAGATACGATCTAGGGGACAGCTTTACCAGATGCGGCGCTTGCGGCAATTGTGGCGCATGCTGCACCCATGAAAGGCCGGTGGCAGCATAGCCCGATCTTGCTACAGCTACGATTTTACCGGCGGCGAATGGATCACGACATGCGGATCCGGATCCTGCCGGTGGATCGTGTACACGCCTAACCTGCGCGACGCTAAGCGGCTAAGGCTACAGCACACGCGGCTAGAGTGTGCCGGCGGCTACTAGCTCGCCATCGCCAGACACTAGGCCGGGGATGTTGACTTTCCCCGGCCACTTCTCTACCATCACACCACACCGAAAAAGTCGGTGGGATAAAACCGGGATCGCCGACGTAGATCAGCGACCAAACTACTATCAGACAGGAAAAATACATGAGCAGCTTGCATGAAGAATTAAACGCGCATATTAACCGCGTAATCGATGGCATTACCGGCGGCAATTTATCTGCACCTAAGATCGCAGAAGCAACGTCGGACCAGATCGACTTAGCACATTCAGAGGGTTTTGGCCTTGGATGGAATAGAGCCGTCGAAGAGGTGCTGAAATTCGTCACCGACTTAGAAGACCGAAATATCGCTCTCGGTAGGCTTGAGAATCACGATCTGCGCGTACTACGCAACATGATCAAAGAAGCGAGCGATAAGTAATGTATTTCGACGTAGATCAGCAACCGGCATGTACTGAAACGGACCCAGAGATATTCTTCCCAGTGCTTATGCGCGGTAACGCATTTAACACCGAGCAAGGCCAAGAGATGATAGGCAAGACCGCTATCGCTCTTACCATGTGCAAGTCATGCCCTATTCAGCAGAAGTGCTTGCAATTCGCCGTCGATAATCAAGAGATGCATGGCATATTTGGCGGCACCTTTGGCTATGAACGCTTAAAGCTCGATGGCAGGAAAACTGATCTTGCTATTCCATTCCACACCAATTTGCGTAAAGAGATGTTAAAGAGAGGATTACCATGCCCACCTATCCCAGAACCAACCGCTGGTTACACGCCACCACCTATGCTCTTCTGGTTGCCACCTGTGCGCTATACACAACAGACAGACCCGGACTTGCAGCAGAGCGCGTAGCATCTCCCAAAGATTACGCCAAGGCTCTCTACATGCAACAAGGCGGTAACGTCGAGCAATGGCGTTGCCTTGATCAGCTATGGACCATGGAAAGCAATTGGCGAGTCAACGCCGTAGGCGATAAGACCACACAAGGTCGCGCCTATGGCATAGCGCAAGCCTTACCGGCTAGCAAGATGGATCAATTCGGCACCGATTGGCGCAAGAATTATCAGACTCAGATACGATGGGGTTTGCTTTATATCAAACTTCATTGGAAAAACAATAGTTGCATGGCCTTGCGCCATGAGAAGCGGAAAGGGTGGTACTGATGCAAGATTGGGAATTGCCGATTGTATTGATACATATATTGGCTAAGGATAAAGAAAAGACTTTGCCCTACTGGCTTGAGCAGAATCTCGACAAGCTCGATTACCCACGCGACAAGGTCATGCTTTATTTTCGCACCAATAATAACAACGACGATACTGGGCGCATTATTCGGCAATGGGTAAGCGATCAGGAAACGCTCTACGAGCGTCAAGATGATGACTCATGGGCCTATGATTGGCGGCACATCGAAGTTGACGATAGCGACGTTGAGGAGCAAGTGCAGCGATTTGGGATCCATGAATGGAACGCAGAACGCTTCTCGGTTCTTGGTCGCTTGCGCGAAGAAGGTATCGCCATGGCTAAGTTTTGGAATTGCCATTACTTTGTCTGCGACGTGGATAACTACATTCTCCCAACCACGCTGCGTACCTTGGTGGAAACTGGCCGGGGAGTAGTCGCGCCCATCTTGCGTAGTGCAGATAGCGAGCAGCTCGGATACAGCAACTTCCATCACCCATGTACGCCTAATGGCTACTATCAAGATAGCGAAGAATACTTTGCTATCCTCAATGGCGTTACACGCGGCATATTGCCGGTGGATGTAGTCCATTGCACCTATCTAGTACGCAATGAAGTGCTAGATAAAGTCCTCTATCAAGATGGCACAGAGGATTATGAGTACGTGATCTTCTCTCGTAATCTACGCAACCTTGGGATCCAGCAGTACCTAGACAACCGACAGATTTACGGCTATCTCACATTGCGAGAAAACGTAGATGCATGCAAAGAATGGATGGCAAGACTTAAATGAGCCTAGAAAAGAAGATCGAAGAGCAAGCAAAGTATTGGACCAACCTTGTTCACTACACCAAGCCGAAGTTTTACGAGAACACTGTCGATCAGCGCAACGCTTGGCTAGCCCTTAAGTCCATCATGGAATTGCTCAACAGCGATGAAGAGCAAGTCTGGCGCGCTGCTATTCGCAGCACCATCGAAAAGGCCTTAGATGAAAGCTAAGCCTAGCGAGATAAAGAAGATGGCTGCCCTGCTCGAAGAAGAAGCAGAATCGAGCGAAGAGATGGCCAAGAAGGTCTGGGAATTGGTAGAGGAACTAACTGCCAAGCGCGATCAGTATATGGCCGTAGCGGTCTATCCAAGCCTTAAAATGGCCATTGCTGTCGGCCCGTACAACACAGTTAACAACTTAAGAAAAGACTATGGCAAACATATCGGACACGTCGGTGACGATTGTTATGGTATAATTGCCACAGTGCGCGATCCGTCCGCGCAGTAGATCGACAAGCCCCGCGTATTCCTGTCCGCGGGGTTTTGTCATTTAGAGCTTGTGTAAGCCCTGAGCATCCTTGTAGTAGCCATAGCCAGTAGGCGTAAGCGTGAATGGCGTAGTTACTGAATTAAGATACGAGTATGGAGCCTTTGCGTCTAACTTGTAGAACGCTGGTAGCGTCCAATCTGGTGCGATTACATCGCGCCCATCTTTTGCGGTGATCTTATACATGGCACCACGCACATGATCTGCTGGTTCAAGTAGCCAGCGCCGACCCTTACTATCCGGATCAGATAGGTTCATAATCTGAGGATCAACAAGCATTTCGATTACTTCATGGAATACGACAAGAGCTGTACCTTCTTGGTAACGATCCTTTGAGATGACCTTGCCCTTGAACGACAAGCCCTTGCGGAATTTGCCTAGCGGTGCAGTGGCAAACGAGTCTGCTCGGATGTAGGCAATAGGCTGGCCATTGAGTACCTCATGGTAGCCATACGCGCCGATAGTTGGGTTAGGAAACTTGTCCACGATGCAGACATTCCAGCCATTGGGTGAGCGAGTAGGTGACTGCCCAACCGTTGTAGTTTCTAGGTTCCAAGCGTTGGATACTTGATCCACGAAAATGCTCAGAGCAGATTGGATGCTATTAAAATCCTGCTGGTTAAGGATCTTAGACTCATTAACGAACGTAAGTGTTTTCATTGTTACCTCTTTCGGTTGTCGGTTGTGTAAAAGCCACTGCCATTAAATTTTACTGGTGGTGAGCCAAAGATCCGGCGCATAGACATGCCACAGCAGATCGGATCCGGGCCTTCTTCAAACATGGATCGCTCAACGGTATTTTCTATATTGCATACTTGGCAGCGGTAATCATAATGTGCCATGTTCTCCCCCAATCGGACATTTATCGACGCAGTTCCAGATCAATTCCATGTAACTCTTGCCTTCGACTCTGCGTATTTCGGTGTAGCAATCAGCATCATGTATGTATTTTTTAGTCATTTTTTTGCTTTCTGATCCAAGGGTCTGGGCCACCAAGCTCTTTGATCAAGCGGCGCATAGCGCCTTTCACCTTACGCTCAGCGGAAGATTTAGATATTCCTAGCGCAGTAGCCACATCATCGTAGGTCTGCTGCTCGTAATACTTTGCTTGCAAGATTATCTGATCATCTGGCTCAAGTTTGTTCTTGGCCTTGCGCACATCAAATACCGAGATGATGTAGTTGCCGCCTTCTGCTGGCGCACCACCACCAGATACGCGCTCACCAGATGGGTTGTGCGTAGGCACTACTTCACTCCAAATGAATGGCAGGATCTGCTCAAGCACCTCAGCAGAGTAAAAAATTTCATCGCGTATCTCGTACCCTACCGCTTGCGCCTTAGCGCGTCGGCAATACTTATCCGCATGGCGTTGCAAAGTCTTGGCCAGAAGGTTAACGCCAGACTTGTAATCCTCAGAACCTTTATCGTGGTCAAGCCATTCTTTGACCTTGTCTTGCCGGCGCAAGACCCAGACAAGACATTCCTGCCTAACGTCATCAATCTCAAAGTACGTGTTGTATCGCTTATGGACTTGCCTTGCAACGGTGTGGGCAATCTCTTGCGCTTCATCTAGCCAAATCAATCTAAATCCTCTGGGTCGCGAAGGTGTTGTTGCTTAACTGCATAACATGGAACTGGCATGGAAGTATCCCAATACTTGTCCTGCAAGCCTTCATGGCCCCACAGCCAGCCCATAATAAGGGCTTGGTAATGATCGTCAATGGTAACAAGAAAATACTTACGCTCTGGGTTATCGTCTGGTTGGAACAACAACTTGCCATAAGGGTAAGCGGTTGATCGTACTTCGTACTCACCCACATCACCCTCTTTGCGATCAGCAAAGAGTGAAGTAGGAAACTTATCTAACCAACGCGCAACTGCAATCTCAGCGCACACGCCAAGAATGTCGCGAGCAATTGCCTCTGGCCACGTCTTAGCGGCAGTAGTAATCTTGCCACCATTAGCTCGATTAAAGTTGTAACGCTCCACTGCTTCAATAGTGGCGTAGGTTATATCGCCAACGCTAAGGTTGACTTTTACCACCGCCATGTTTTACCATCCACAGTAAATGACTTGTCGATGATCGGCACTAGATGCGGCGTAACGGTCTTGCCATCAACGTAGAGGATCGCAAAACCTTGCTGCCAAGTGAACAGCCCAGCCT